GGCGCCGCCCGGACCGACCTCGTCCAGGTCGACGGGGTCTGGGGCTGGCCGCAGGTGCCCGACCGGATCCGGAGGGCGGCCAGGATGATGGCCGCCGAGCAGTTCAAGCTCCGGGACGCCCCCTTCGGCGCCGTCGGGATGGCCGACCTCGGGATCATCCGGGTGCGGGAGAACCCCAAGTACCAGCGGCTCATCTTCGACTACCAGCTCTACCCGGTCCCGGTCGCCTGATGCGGGCTGGGGGAGTAGGCGCGTAGCGGCGCCTCGTTCTTAAGCCGCAGCCAAGCGCAAGCCCTCCGGACCCCCGGCGGGGCTGCCCGGTATGGGGCTGGCTTGCCTTTGCCCGCACCGTTTTAGGGACCTGCCCTGGTACCAGACGGCGGCCTCCCCCAGCCCATACGAGGAAGTGTATGGCCAGCCTCGAAGCGATCATGCAGGGGATTGAGGCGCGGCTGGCCACCATCCCAGGGCTGCGGGTCTCCGACACGGTCCCCGGTGCCGTCAACCCGCCCCAGGCGGTTGTTGGTGTCCCGCCGGTGGACAGCTACGTGACGTCGCTCGGGGGGGTCCGCCCCACCCTGGCGCCCACGGTCACGGTGCTGGTGTCGGCCGCCATGGACCGGACGGGGCAGCTCGCCCTGGCCGCCTACGCCGACCCGTCCGGCCCCCTGTCGGTCCCCGCGGCCATCGCTGCCGACCCGACCCTCGGGGGGGTCGTCGGCGGCTGCCAGGTGACCCGCTTCGACCCCCTCGGGGTCGAGGAGGTCGGCCTGGTCGGCTACTTCGGCGGCCGCTTCACGCTGCGGGTGCTCACGTAGTCAGCACGGTCGGCTGCGGCGAGCTGGAACCTGCGGGCGTACAGGCCGGTCTGCCCAGGGCATGCGCCGTAGTGACGTTTACCGCCGTGCGCCTCGCGTGGCTCGCCGCAGGCCGCGCAGACCGCCGCCGGTCCCGGGTCGGGGAGACGGCCACCACGAACCCTCGGCTCCGCTCCAGCCATGCACCAACAGTAGCCCACCCGCCCACAGGAGGCGCGCATGCCGGCAACCCCCATTACCGCTTCGCTCCGCTACTTCCGGCCGGGTCTGTCCAAGGTCATCTGGGTCCGGACCATGGCCACGTACACGACGCCAACCCGGGCCGAGATCAACGCGGGCACAGATTTGAGCGGGGAGATCAGCGAGATCAGCGGGTTCCAGGTCACCAGCGCGACGGTGGACACCCCCGACCTCGGCACCAAGTTCGTCCCCAAGATCGGCGGGCGGATCACCGCCGACGACAGCTCGCTGAACTTCTACAGCTCCTCCACGGGGTTCACCGACGCCCGGTCGGTGCTGCCGAGGGACACGACCGGGTTCCTGGTCATCATGGACGCCGGGGACGTCAGTACCACCGGGCGCATGGACGTGTTCCCCGCGACGGTCACAAGTGTCCCGAAGCTCCGCGCGCTGGAAGACCCCGCCCAGGTGCAGGTCACCTTCGCGATCACGCGTGTGCCGGCCGAGGACGTCGTGATCCCGACGTAGGAGCGGCAGATGAGCGACAACGGGCAGCCGGACGCGCAGCGCGTCCAGGAGCTGGAAGCCGGGCCGCGGGACGCCGGCGGCGGTGCACCTTCGCCGCCACGGCCGAGGGCGGGCCGCAACGCCGACGACCTGACCCCGCGGGACCTGCTGCGGGCCCGGACGATGCTGGCGGAGGCCGGGGACCCCCGCAGCCCCTACGACCTCATGGAAGACGACATCGAGAAGTCCGCGCTGGTGATCTGGTGCCTGAAGAGCCGCACCGACGCGCAGTTCACCTACGAGCAGGCCCTCGACACGCCGTACTCGGAGTTCACCGTCGAGGACGACGAGCCCCCTCCTCCGCCGGGCGGGCCGCCTGGCTCGCCTGGGCCAGAGGCCGCCATGAGCAGGGCCGCCGCGTCGAGGAAGAGGCGGCCCGCCGGCGCCACCGCGCCGAGCTGACCGCCTTCTACGCCCTGGACCCCGCCGAGTACGACCAGATGACCTTCGCCGAGCTGGGCGTCTACACCCGGTGGATGCGCAAGTACCAGGGCGCCAAGGACTAGACGCGGCGGAACAGCTGGTTCGGGTAGCGCTCCGGGTCGATCCGCCGCCTGGGCTTCGGGCTGGCCGGGTGCCTCAGCTTTGGGCATGCCAACTGGGCGACCACCCAGCCGAGCAGCAGTCCAAGTAGCAGCCCGGCGGTGCCGATGACCGGCCGCCACGGTCCACCGCTGGCAGTGGCGAAGAGCAGGTCTCCCATGGTGCCGACCCCGCCGCCGATGACCGCGACGCAGCTAACGATCAGTGTCCTCATTTGTCGCTCCTTTCCGTTGTGGACGATACGCCGGCCCGTGTCAGGAGGGAACCCCGGTGCAGCTGACCCTGGTCGACTCGGGCGACCTGAAGGCCGTCTCCAAGGCGCTGCGGGGCCACGCCGACGGCAAGCGCCTCCGCAAGGAGCTGGTCGCCGAGCTGAAGGCGGCAGCCGGGCCGCTGGTCCCGAAGGTCAAGGCAGCGTGGCTGGCTGCGCCGAGCCAGGGCCACAACATGTCCTCGCGTGGCCGCCGTGCCCAGCCGGACCTGCGCAGGCTGTTGGCGGGCTCGACGTGGGCGCAGGCGCGCCTCACGGGCAAGGAGGCGGGGGTCCGGGTCCGCAGCGACGGCAGGAAGATGCCGAACCGGTCCAAGGCGCTGCCCGGGTATGCCGAGGGGATCCGCCGCCGCCCCTGGCGCCACCCGGTGTTCGGCGACCGCGACACGTGGGTCCAGCAGCGCCCGTTCCCGCGGTTCTACGCAGCGGCGCAGCCCGACGAGGCGGCCGTGCGCCGGCGGTGCAACGCGGCCGTCGACACGGTGTTCGGGCAGATCGAGCGGGCCACGTGAACGGGGCGCGCCGTGACTGAGCGGTCCCTCCGCTTCGACCTGATCGCCCGTGACAAGTCGTTCAGCCGCGTGCTGGACCAGGCGGGCCGCAAGGGGGAGCGGCTCAACCGCCAGTTCACGCGGACCCTCGGCGACGCCGGCGACCGTGGCGGCGCCCAGTTCAGCGCGCGGCTGAACAAGCGGCTCGGAGCCGGCTTCTCCGCGACGGCGGGGGTCGCCCGCGTCGCTGGTGGTGCGATCGCCGGGGCGCTCGCGGTCGCCGGCATCGCCCAGTTCGCCACCGACTCAGTCAAGGCGGCGGCGACGTTCGACAAGACCATGCGGCAGGTCGCCACCGTCGCCAAGCTCCCGGCCAAGTCCCTCAAAGACCTGCGCAACGTCGCCCTGGACATGGGCGCCAAGACCTCGTTCTCCGCCAGCCAGGCCAGCGAGGCGATGCTGGAGCTCGCCAAGGGCGGCATGACCGCCGCGCAGATCAAGGCGGGCGGCCTGCGGCACACCCTCACCCTGGCCGCCGCCGGCGGGCTGGAGCTCGGCGAGGCCGCAAACTTCGTCATCAAGTCCCTCGGCCAGTTCGGCCTGAAGGTCGACAAGGCCGCCGACGTGGCCGCGGCCCTTGCGGGTGGCGCGAACGCCTCGACCGCGAGCGTCCAGGACCTTGGGGAGGCCCTCAGCCAGGTCGGCCCCGGGGCACGGAACGCCGGGCTGTCGCTCCAGCAGACCGTCGGCGTACTGGCCGCGTTCTCCGACAGCGGCATCCGCGGCTCCGACGCCGGGACGAGCCTGAAGACGATGCTGGTCAGCCTTGTCCCGTCCACCGACAAGGCCGCCAAGCTGATGCGCAAGCTCGGCCTGGACTTCACCGACGCCCACGGCCGGATCGTCCCGGTCACCCAGGTCGCCCAGCAGCTCCACGACCGCCTCGGGAAGCTCAGCCAGGCGCAGCGGATCGCGGCGCTCCAGACGATCTTCGGCTCCGACGCGACCCGCGCGGCGACGGTGCTGATGAACGAGGGCGCCGCGGGGCTGGCCAAGTACATCAAGGCGACCCAGGACCGGGGCGCCGCCGAGGCCCTGGCCAGGGAGAACACCAAGGGCGCCGCGGGCGCGTTCGAGCGGCTCAGCGGCGCGGTCGAGACCGTCCAGATCAAGATTGGCACGGTGTTCCTGCCCAAGCTCGCCGACGCGGCCGAGTGGCTTGCCGTGAAGATCCCCGCCGCCCTCGACGACGTGGAAGGGGCGCTGCGCGAGGCCCGTACCTGGTGGGACCGCAACAAAGACAGCGTGAAGGCGCTCGGCAGCGCCTTGGCAGTCGTTTTCCTGCCGGCCGCTGGCGACGCGAAGAAGAGCAGCGACAACCTGAAGACCTCGACCCAGCAGCTCAGCAAGGCCCTCAGCACGAGCCTTGAGGCCATCCTGCGGGCCACCCAAGCGCTTCAGTGGCTTTCGGTGGCCGCCGGGGAGACCGCGAAGGCGGTCGTCAACCTCGGGATCTTCATCCTGCGCACGTGGGCGGTCACTGTTTCCGCGACCGGCCGGGTGATCAACATCATCGACCGGCTCTCCGGTGGGACCGGGCACGCGGCCGACTCGATGATCCACTCGCT